GGGCTAGGGCATCAATACGAGCACGAAGCTCAGCATCAAGCGCCTTCTGGCTGTTATAGCCCTTCTCACAGATACCACGACCCCAGAAACGAGAGGGAACTACATCCCAAGGAAACGCTACAACAGGGCGATCCTGCATCATGTAGGGGTTCTCTTCGATCTTGAGCAGTTGACCACCGTTGGCAATAACCACGATGACCTCAATGTACCCTTCTTCGTCTAATTCTTCGTCATCCTCAGCTTTAAGGCTTTTAGACAACTCATCATCGTCATCCTCTGCCATAATGGCGTTATTGTAGAGGTGACGAGGGATTAAACCGTAGTACTTAGTCAGCCGTACCTTATCTTCATCGAAAGTTGCAAGTTCTTTGTCAGCTTCAATGTCAGTATCTGTTGCAGCATTCTCAATATCAACATCACGATAGATGCCGTTCTGTATCCCCATCTCTACTTGGTGGCGAGGTACAAACTCATCAATAGCAACACCCAAAGCCTCTTCAATTGAGGTGGCAACAGGGTCAATCAGGAAGTTTTGTGGTAAGACTGGGCGTAATTTAACCACTACCCGATCTTCTACTGTTACACCTACCGCTTGCATCGCCCCATCCATCACTGGTTGGGTGGCTGGCTTCATCTCTTTGACTTCTTCAAGGACAAGCTCGCCAATACCAGTGCCAAAAACAGCTGAATTTAGGATACACTCGGCTACAGCCTTACGAGTCTTAGTAAAGTGGAAGTCCTCAGACAGCTGTTCACGTAAATACGCAATATCTTTGGGGTCTTGGTCATTGCGATCATCACGAATGTCAAACCACTTACCCCGACCGAAGGTAGCTTCCTCTACTTCAGCTACAGATGACTCTACGGCTTGTTGTAAGGCAGGGGAAATTAAGCGAGAGCGCTCAGAATCACGGGTTTTGTCCTCAGCAGCCCAAATACCACGCCAAAGACGGTAATACTCGTCAAACTTTTGCTCGTAATTAGCACTGTAGTGGTCGCGCCATTGGTCTACTTTGCTAATAACCCAATCTTCGACCTTCTCGTCAATGTAATCTTTGTTATCATCCATATTATTATTTACCTTTACGTAAACACTTACCTGCTTTTTTACATTTAGCAGGGGTAGGGCAACCAGCGCATGGCTTAAATTTGATTGGGATTGTCTTGTTTGGCATAATTAATATCCTGAAATTGTGTCTAGGTACTCGTACTCTTCCTCTTCAAAATCTAAAACATAAGCTACTTTTGCAAGTTGCTCTATGTAAGATAGTGAATCAGGCAAGTCATCGTGTACTAGCTTGTTTGGAAACTGAAATAGTTGGTCAAGGAACTCGTTGTTCCACTTGCCCTTGTTAAGAGTGACATACCCATTCTCAAAGCGCCCTTGTAGCGCCCATACGATACGATCTGTCTTCTTCTTATTACCGTGTGTTAGCTCATCAACCCTAAAGAAGGTTTGAGTTCTCTTCATTATGTCGTTCATGTAGGGCATAACCGCCTGTCTAGCGATGCCCTTCTCAATCCCAACTGCTATGGGTTCGTACTTCTTGACAGCATCAAATATCTTTTTAGCTGTCTCTCGCACATCCCACCTACCGTAGATAACCTCTGCTACCCACCAGCCATCTTCATTAGTTTTAACTATGGAAATCGCTGTGCTATCCAATCTTTTATTTTTAACTCCCATTGAGCCTTCAGCTTCAAAACCTGCAAGGTCAACTGCGATATAAAATTCTCCATTTTTTGGCTCCTCTTCCTCAAATTTTATCCACTCTTCTTTGAATAACGCCCCACCACCGGCCTCGAAGGATGCCATAAATTCCTGCCTGAATGCGAATGAGGACATGCTTTTCTTAGATGCCTCAATCTCTTTTGGGTCAAGAAGAGGATTGTCAAATGAAGTAAAGTGAAAAGATTTAAACGTGACATCTGTGTCGTTTGCACCGTATTGGAATAAATCGTAGAAGTGATTGCGTCCCATTGGCGTCCCGATGAACATGGCACGACCCTTCAAGTCAGCTAAGGCAGGGCGTAAGATTTGCTCCCACACCTCTGGCTTCATATCTGCATACTCGTCGAGCACCAAGAATTTTAACGACACACCCCGCATCGTTTCAGGCCGATCAGCACCTTTGAGACTAATAGTTGCCCCATTGACAAGCTTAATCTGCAAGTTGTTAATGTGGCTACCTGTAATGACAGCATGACCAACCTCAAGCAGGACTTGCCACATGATGTCACGAGCTTGCCCTTGCGTAGGAGCAACATAGAATACATGGCCTCTTTCGCTTTGCAGCGCTTCAACTATTAGACGGTACGCCGCCAACCTACTTTTTCCTGTCCGGCGACCAGCAGCGACAACATGAAACCTAGTCTCATCTGCCCACACTTTCTTCTGCCAAGGGAGTAGTTCAATTTTTAAATCACTCATTTACCAGACGCCCCCGGCGTCACTATAGGCGTCGGTTGAATCGCTGTAACTACCATCTGAACTTGAAGAATCATAGGCGCTTTCAGCTGCCAATCTAGTCTCTTCATTAGCCGCCGCAATGGTGTTTGCAATATCAGCAGCTACTTTACCATAGTCATTTGCGTTGTATTGTCCACCGCTTTGAGTTATAGTTTGATCTGCAATTTTGCCTATCGTTGGATCACTGATGGCTGTAATGTAACCAACCATGTTAGCTTCGTTAGCAAAGTTTGAAGCAAACGCCCGTGCATTTTCCAAGCCTTCTGGGGTTTGTCCGAAAAGCCCCATAACACCAGCTGCTACTTTATCTGCACCTACGTTAGGGTTTCCTCCCCATTCTGCCATCGCAGTTTGTAAGTTATTAGCCGCCTCTGCTCCTGCTACCCCTTGTGCTGCTCCATACAAGTACCCAAACCCCGGTACTGCGGCATTAATACCTTGTACAACCATACTTGGCAGCCCACCAAATAAACCACCATACGGTGTTGTCTTTCCTGAAGCGCCTTCACCAGTACTTTCACCACCGCCTTGGACAGGGGCTGTTGGAGTTGCTTGAGCCGCACCTGTGTCTACCCCAAAAACATCAGCTATGGAGGAGGAAGGGGCGGGTTGTGCTACACTCTCAGGCTCATCTGACCACAAGTAGCGTAGCGCCGCCTGTCGGGTATTGCTTGGTCGTAACAGTGGATTTTCAAACGCCATTTTTAACTTCCATGAATATTTTTAGCATCACTTACCCCTTATCAATTTTATTAAGGTGAAGATACCGCCAAACGTGTAGCTTATACTACCCTTGATGGCGTTTATAATCCCTCTGTATATTTCCATCGGGCTAGGTAGAATCCAGCCTAGGACGATTAACAGGAGTACCCAAGGGGGCAAACTGTTGATGGTTACGTTGGCGGCGTCAATGGCGGTTTCTGCTTGCGACAGCTTACCAATCTGTTGCGCCTCAACTTTGTTTTCTTTTACGTCACCAACTTGGACACCAGTTTGGTTATTCTCTTTACCCACCTGTGTGTTGGCAGCGACGTTTGTTCCACCACCCATGCCGGGCACAAGTGCGCTTAAAGCAGAACATCCCGCCAAAATACTAATAGAAAGCGCTACTAGGATTGTGGCGGTTTTCATCCGAATGAAGAGGTTCCTAACAAACCTTTATCCATTAACAGATCATCCATCGAGGCGTATTCAATATTTTCAGGGGCTGGGGCTGGCGCTTGAGCCATTTGTGGGGCTAAGTCAACCCGGCGTGGGTCGGTTTGAGCAAATTGCATCCTGCGCTCTAACGGGGAGGGAATGCCTTCTGGTTCTATATCAGGGGATGTGACAGAAGGCTGAGAAGGGTCTATTGCATTACCATACTTAGACCATAACTTTTTAGAGTTTGGCCCCCAGACACCGTCTACTGCTACTTCAACGCCAGCGTCAGCAAGCTTTCTTTGTTTTGTAAATGCTTCAGCAAAAGCTTTACGTTCCGCTTTTTTCTCAGCACTTTCACCGCTATTAACTACGTTAGATATTTCATCTGCTGTATTTAACCCTTGCGTTTTTCCATTTAACCAAGCTATAGAAGCATCTGCTCCATACTCAGGGTTACTTAAAATATCTGGGTCATCTAAAAGAACATTTTCATCTCCGAAAAGTAATTTAGATAGTTTTTTGTAATTCTCTCTACCAGTTACTTGGATATAACCACGGCCTCGGTACTTATACCCATCTCCTTCTTCAGTGTTTCCTAACTTTCTAGAAGCAGTTCTGTTAGCATCGTCATAAACTGCATTCGCTAATTTCTTGGGGTTCTTGAGGTATGTTTTAGCTTCTGCATCTGGCATATTACGAAACATACTAAAAGATTTACGCAATGCTGCTAATGTTGTATATCTTAAATCTTCGGTGAGAGATCTAAAACCACCTGTCTCTTTTTTAAACTGACCTAGGTAAATGTCCTGTTTTTCTTTAGGGACACCCATCTCATCCATTTTTTTAATTAGTTTTTGTACTGTGTTAGCTGCGCTCATGGTAATCCTCGACATCCAAAATGTTGTCATCTGAACCGGCAATAGACACTGACTCGCCCACACCGGAGATTGTAATGTTAACAGAAGGGCGAGAAGACCCCGCCTTATCTTTCTCGAAGTAGGACATCGGAAGCATCCTATCGACCAACAGCTTCCACGCTGCCGCTTGGTTTTTATGTTCATCATCTAGTGCCGCATCTAGTATGGCATCTAACACCTTACGGGATTTAGGAGATGCCATGAGCCTCGCCTTAAATTCCTCTATCGCGCTTGCATCCCCTCTTGGTCTGCCAACGGGTTGCTTGCGGGCTTCTGTTAATGATGCCTTTGAGGGTCTTCCTCGTTTTTTTCCTGAAGGGGTCGCTTGACTCACAGGGTTATCCATAATTGGTTCCTTACACTATATAGTACTCTAAAAGGTCGCTTGACTCCATCTATATAGGTTTATATAATTGAGCACTCAAGCGTTCCTATATAACTATATAAACTATGAACCTCAAGCAGACTAAGATCAAACCTCACTTAACGTCATACCCTATATAGTGCGTATTATAG